TGTTAATGGGGTGCTCATCTTTCAAGATGAACACCTTGTTTGACAAACCTGGCCTCGGTACTATTTCAAATAGTATCGATGCGGGGTCTGCGTTCCCTACTCGCTCTACTTTTAGTCCCAGTAATGGGACTAATTTTAATAGCAAGCAAGGTCGCTAGGTCAAACAATCTCTCCATTAACGATAACCCTATGGAACAGGTCGTTCACGACTGTCGATCCACTTCTTAAGTCAACCGTTAGGCTGACTGGAGTCGTAATCGCCGGAGCGTAATCGTCTGTTTCCCAAGAGTTATCCGGACCGTCGCTCGGATCAACTGATACGAATATTAGCTTTGATGGTGTACCAACTAAGACTATTGTCTTTTTTGGTGCCCATTTGGAGCCATTTCGTATCGTTGATTCGAACTTCGTCTCTATATTGTCATTCATTTGGCATTATTGTTGCGTAACGGTGTTCGAACGGAATCAAGGTGTATGCATGCTCTAGGAGGACTACCTTATGGTATCCAATAAGAGCCTAGATGAAAGTAAAATCATCGCTGCACTGCTTCATGACGCGTCAAACGCTCATGGATTGGTGTTCAACACTCGTAGCTGCAAGCTAACTCAGTTAAAAGTTAACAAACGTCTACGCAAGGAAGGATTAGGTTTTCTAACGAAAACCTTGCCTCGTTTGGGTAAGGCCCTTGATAGGGCCCTTACTGGAGAGACAAAATTGAACGCTCGAGATATTGGGTTTGATACCCAAGATTCGAGTGAACTTCCGAGGTTTCTCGGTGAGTTCTTCAATCAAGTCTTCCAACCAAACGGTGCACTCCTTCCTAATCCGTGTAGTACTAGTGTCAGAGAGTTGAGGTTGCTCCTATTTGCATTTTACAAATATGAGCTTCCTTATTCCCATGAACAAGAACAGAAAGTCGTCTCCTGTTTCAAAGAAACAGAGGACGATCTTAAAACCTTACGGCCTCACCTGCAAGAAATTGCTGATGATTCACGTAAAGACTGTCTTGGTCGACGTAACCGCAATAGTGCGATTACACCGGCACAGATAGTACGCGAGGCTAAGATATTACTTAGTAATCTCTTTGCCTTTTTCGACCCGAAAGACATTTACCCTAGGCACGGCCCCGGAATCGTTGCTACCAAGCAACGACTCTGGGAGAAGTACCTTTGGACTAATGTCTCGGCGAGAATCACCGACCTATATCCTTTTGATGCTTATTTTATGGCATCAGGCGGACATGTCTGTGACCGATGGGACACTATTACTAGTGTTACATCTGTGGATCATCCGGCCCGAGTTTTGCTCGTGCCGAAAGATTCACGCGGCC